TCATGGTCAACCCATACGCTAACTTCATTGCCTTGCTGCGTACCATTGCGTTCTGACTTTTTAGAGCGCGTTACAGCGCCGGCAGCATTAAACCTTGCTTCAGTAATTGCAACTGTACCTAGCGTTTCATTGTAAACGCCAGGAGTTACTTTAATGTATGTAAGCGACTGGGATCTATACTTGTCTATCATCCGTTTTGATAACGGCCTTGCCCAAGCATCTTGCGGAGCGTTCATTTAGCCTCGAAGAATGCGAACAGAGCTTTCGTTCTGCCGGTCAACCCAACAGCCAATTAGATCCAGCAGCCATGGATAGAGCCGCAGGACGGTAGGCGAGTAACTGCCAACACGCTTGTCTTTTGGCAGCACCTGTGCTATGGTGTTAGGATCAAAGTATTCTTGCTCGAATACGTCGAACTTTTCTCGCTTAACAACTGGTGCCGGCAACTGGCTAGAGGCGCCAATAACTGCGGTACTGTTGCTAAATAGCACCAAGGCAAGTTCTGAGGCAGCAGCAAGATAGCCTGCTGTTAGGCTGTTGCCGCAACAAGTCGCTTCATCAGTACACCAGCGTAATGTACGCAGCGCAGTTTGAGCAGAGTTAAGAGCCTGCGCCTTTTGCGTTGCGTTGAGCGCGGTCCAGGCGGTCGCCTTGAGCGTGGCCCCCATGTAGGCGTCGGCCTGCTCCACCGTGACCAGCGCCGGGGGCGTGCAGTTGCAGGGACGCTCGCCATTGGCGCTGGAGTAGTAATAGGGATCGGCCAGGCGATGCCAGGGCCACCAGGAAGCGTTCACACCGCGTACACGCGCCAGGCGGAGCCGTTGTACCAGCAGAGCGCGTTGGCGCTACCACCGGCCACGGGAGCAGAGCCCACAGTGGGGGAAGTAAGGTTGCTGACCCTAACAGTCGTGCCTGTCCTGGGACTCGCGGGCAGGGTGGCGACTGTGTAAGCCTTGCGAAATTCGTAAAAATTAAAGACTGCCATCGGGAGACGGTACGGGCCAGCCTCGATCATAGCTCAGATCGGGCCATGAAAAAGCCCCCAGGAGTGCAGTCCTGGGGGCTGTGCGTCCATCGGAGTCAACCGATCAGATCGTACCACCGTAGGGGCTGTTTGTCACCAACCGGACCAGCGGAATCAGTCGCGCATCGTTGTAAGCAAGCGCGTGCTGAGAGCCGGTAGCTAGCTGAGCGTTGGTTGGGTTGTCAACAGCAGTGCCAGACAGGGTAGTGCCAGGAACGTGGAAGCTGTGATGGTAGTCCACAATAATGCCATCTTGCTTGGATGGTGCATTGCGAACCGTCTCGATCTCAAGGGGGGTCTGTTCACCCTCAAGCATGACGCCATCGCCACAGAGGTAGCTAACAAACTGCCGCTGTTGGCCGCTGGTGCCAATGATCGGAAGTTGGTCGTCAACGACAACCTTAACGTTGAAAGCGCTACCAATCAACAGGCGTGTGTTAATACCCCTGCGGTCAGCATCGTAGGTCAGGAAGCCCACTTGCTCAAGATAGGCTTGAACAAAAGAGTGACAGAACAGAGTAGTAATCTCAGACTGCCGTTCGCCCAACTTGTAACGAGCTTCGATAACGTTTTCAGCCGTCAACCAGTTGGCGATGGTAGAGCCAGTGGTAACAGACTTATTTACGTTATTGGTGGCATTAAGCGGGCCGCCAGTGCCAAGCAGGCCCTCAAGTTGCGCAATCATTTTGCGGGTCTTGATCTTGTTGAGCGCCGGCTCAAGCTGACTCGTGAGTACCTGCAAAGGATCTTCGCCGCTGGCCAGCTTCGAGAGCTTGTCAACAGCGTAGGCAAAGCCCCGGTGGGTGATGGTGGCGTACTGAGTGGCGCTGGTGATGCCCTGGAAGGTGAAATGGCCCTCGCCAGAATCGCCCCACTCACGGCCAGAATCCATCCTCTCTTCCACCGGGTCAATCGGTCGGAAAAAAGGCGCCTCGACCCGAACGCCGGTAGTGGAGGTGAGGAGCTGGTTGCTTCTGGCCAAAATGCCAGAGCGAACCATCATGGACTTGTTAAAAATCTCTTCTTGAAGGTAGGCGGCAAATTCACCAGAAGTAGCAAGCCGCGTAAGGCTTGTTACGTCGCCAGTAAAAGTACCGCCCAGGTTGCCAAGGAACACTGGAGGAAAAGCAGAGGTTGTTTAGTCGGCATGACCGCACAGCCGTCGATGCTTTTGCCCAGGGTTCGGCACAGCTTTACCCTTGGCTGCGAGCAGCAGCGCTCGCTTCAGCCTTTAGCTTAGCAGCTAAATCAGGATCTTCCTGCTGTATGGCGATGCGTGCAGTCACGTTTCCACCAGGGAGCCATGGGTTGGTGACAATACCGCCACCAGAAGCGGCAGGAGCGCCTGTAGCCGGCCTGGAGCCCATGCCACCGCTACCGCCTTGGGGCTTGAACAAATAGGCGTACTGAGGGTTTTTGCGAAGCTTGCCGGCAAGGTCGGTGATAACAACCTCTAAGCCATCAATAACTGCAATAGTTTTGCCGTTCTTGTCTTGAACGAGAGAATGTAGCAATGCCCATGCGTGCTCAGGGTGGAACACTTCAGCGGCATTAAAGACAGCCAGAAAATCGGCTCGCTTGCGATCCTCAACGCGCTTAGCGTCTGCTTCTAAAATAGCCTTGTCCTTTTCTTCGTTTTCTTTTCTTAGCGCTTCAAGGTTGTCGTTTGCTTGTTTGAGCAATTCCTGAAACTGGCCCTTTTCTTCCAATTCCCTTTTTAGTCGCGCCTCTTCCTTGTCTCTTAGCTCTTTGAGTTCGTCGGCCACTTTTTTCTTTTCAGTTAAGATTGCCTCTTTGTTGCCATTCACGGCTTCCAGTTGCCGCTTAAGGTCCTTGGCTTCTGCGGCTTCGCGTTGCAATTCTGTGATTTCTTCAGGAGTGAGCGACATGGCTTGATTGGTGGATGCGCTATACTGTAGCGCGTAACCGATTCATTGCACCATGGCAACAACCGCCCCGACTCCAACCCCTGCGGCAAAGCCCACTGTCCCGACTGTTCCTGCGCCCGCTGCGCCCGTGGCCCCTGCCGCGCCCGATCCGGCTACTGAGATTGCACAGCTCAAGGCACGGCTGGCACAGCTTGAGCCGGCTTCTGACGATGAAAACAAGCCGACTGGCCCCGAGACGATTAACATGGGCGGCCTTGTACTTCGGAAGACCGTTGGCACAGACGGCGTATGCGAGACTGAAGTGTTGAAAAAGCCAATGATTGATCGTGAGTCGATTCGGGCCACTAAAGCCAGTCAGCGTGAGTCCGGCTTCTGATCGCAGCGCCTAACTGAAAGCCCCTGAACTGCTGCGTGTAGCGGTTCAGGGGCTTTCTTAGTGTCTTCACGCACTGCCAGCGCCTGTTTTTCGACCAGCTCCAGAAGGCGGGAGCGAGCGTCCTGATCCTGCGGCACCATTGGCGTTCTGCGTTTTTTGCTGCTCAAGCATAACACGTTCTGCCTCTTTTTTCAATTCTTTAACGGCTTCACCTAGCTTAACTAGGTCCACGTCCTCAGGTATCCATTCGCCTTGGGCCAGGATGCGAAGGAATAGCTCAGTTGTGATCTGGCCATTGGCTTCTATGTCGGCCAGTACGCTTACATCTTGGCCTAGCAGGCGATAGAAGTCAAAGTCTTTGTCGATAACAACCCTAGGTGGTTCTATGTTTCTGTATTCTGCCGCTATTCTAAATGCTTCATTGAGCGCAGCTTGGGTTTCAGTTGCAACCACTGATAGCACGCAGTTGGCTTGCTGGTGGTCAATGCGCTTTGCGTCGGCACTTTCGGCTACATGCTTCTGGCCTAGCAGTTTTGTGACGCCAAGATGCGAGATTTCATTTTCTAGGCGATCAAGTAAAGCCGCTTGCGCCGCAAAGGAACCGGCGTCGCACTTGACCCAGTACGCTTTGCTGCCCATATTCATTCTGATGGCATAATTCTGGCCCGTAATCGCCTCGTTGCCATCGTATTCTTCCAGTACCAGCAAGCCAATAGCAGCGATATGCAACGAATGCAGAAGGTCTGCTAGGCGCCGGTAGTGAGCGATATTTAGGTGCGCAACGTCAGACAGTGGGGGAGTAGCGCATAAAAAACCTTCTTTTTCCGCATAAATGTTTACCAGTGGAATATAGTCGAGAGGAGTAAACCCAATATCACCTATTGTTTTATTTGACTCAAACACTTCATAAGCGCCAGGGACAAGAACGCGAGCAACAAAAACGTACTCTTCCCCGTAGGCGCCTTTAGCAACTTTGCGCTCTTCTTGATAGCGAAACATTGTTAGCTTTGCGCCGGGATCGTCGCTTTCTCGCCGGCTACCTAAATACTGCCATGGATCAACCGGCACAAAGTATGGGCGCAGTGGTTCGATTTGATCGTTGCCGGATTGCGCTTCGCGCCTCTCCGCGTCAACGATTATCGACGACATGCCATAAGTAAGCGCAACTTCTAGCCGCTTTAGGGCGAACAAGTCCAATGAAGTGCCGTCACCGTCAACATCTTTCCTAAACTCCTCTTCCCAATATGGATCACCGCCTTCTAGCTTGATCATCTTACGCATGACCATGCCGGCTGCGTTATGAATTAAGCGTTTTGTAAATGGCGCTAAAACAGAAAGATTAACACGAGTCTTCCATGGGTCGATTTTAGTTTTGGGATCTTCTTGCTCCCTTGGTTCACGCGGCAGGTAGATATGCGCATTTGCGTGTAAATACTCAGTATCCTTTGTGACGGCTTGCATTATTTCCCACTTTTGCCGCATTCGCCTATTTATGTCGTCCATATAAAATGGACTATCTACGTCTATGTAGTTTGGCAGCGATATTTTTCTGGTTGTTAGGTTCATTGCGGCAAAGCGTTTGCCAGTAGCCTAGCCTGCCGGCGCCAGGATGCACGGGTTACAGTCGGTGGATAAGATCGAGTCTCCATGGCGACAGCTACTGCCCCTGCGGGACTTCGCCCAAGTGGCGACATTGTAGTAGGTAAAAACCGGCTTTCTCTGCGGCCAATGCAGGGGATGATTTTTAATGATCGACGCCGTTTTCGTGTTGTTTTAGCTGGCCGGCGCGGCGGGAAGACGGTGCTAGGGGCAATCGAAATGCTGCGCGGCGCTAGTGAGCGCAAGGGCAATTACTATTATGTTGCGCCAACGTATCGGATGGCAAAAGAGATCGCTTGGGATACTTACAAGAGTATTATTCCCGAACGTTGGATAAGAAAGAAAAACGAATCCAACCTTAGAATAGACTTGATTAACGGATCTTGCATCTACCTTAAAGGGTCTGAAGATCCAGACGCTTTGCGCGGTCCTGCATTAAGCGGAGTAAACTTAGACGAATGCGCTTTTCAGACAGAATATACATGGAGATCAGTTATCCGTCCTGCACTTTCTGACCGCAATGGCTGGGCGCTCTTTACTACCACTCCATCGCCGGAAGGCACCGCAGGTTGGTTCTACGAAACAATCTTGCTTTTGAAAAATGCTGATATGGCCGATCCTGGCCTGGAAAGGCTTGACCCTAAGCAATGGTCATTATATGAGTACACATCCTTGCAAGGCGGCAACATTCCAGCAGCCGAAATTGCAGAAGCCAGAAAAACACTAGCGCCTGAAGTGTTCGAGCGCGAGTACGAAGCAAAGATACTATCAAATACGGGTCTTGTGGTGTCGTGTTTTTCGATGGATAATATCGACTCAACGATTGAAGACGATCCAAAGTTGCCGCTATATGTTGGAATGGACTTTAACAACGATCCGCTTACTGCTATTTGCGCAAACATTATTAAGGTAAACGGCAGAGCTGTAGAATTGCGAATTTTTAATGAACTGAACCTAAAGGGCGCCAATACATGGGACATGGCAGACGTGCTAATTGATCTATATGGTGGCGAATGCTGGGCAAGCGAAGACGCAGATACTCGCCGCCGCATTATTGCCTGCCCTGACCCGACCGGCAAAAGGAAGCAAACGTCTGGTGTTGGTGTTAGCGATCATCAGATTCTTAGGAAGGCCGGAATTACTGTTTTTGCCCCTGAAGCGCCCTATAACACCGCTGACAAGATTCGATCCGTAAACGCAGCATTGCGTACCGCAGACGGGGAAGTGCATACCAAGATTCACCCACGTTGCCGGGAGCTGATAAAGTCATTCCGCACGCTAGGTTACGCCGAAGGCACAAGAATGCCGAACAAGAAGCTTGGCGTTGATCATGCTTTCGACGCCTTTGGTTATTTATGTTTGGGCAAATTTAACCTTGCAAAAGGCGAATCGGGCACTGTTACTACCCACAGAGTCTACTAATTCTCTATATTTTGCCTTTTTCTGGCGATTCTGGCGGTGGCTCCAGTGTGACTGGCCCTTTCTTCGTCCAGATCAGCCGCCAGCTTTCGACTTGCTCTTCAGGCGGCTGCACGGTGTACCAGAGATGGCCACAACCCTCGCAGCGCCGCCGTCTTGCGCGACTACCGCACGCTGTCATGCGTGTTTCTACGATAATGACTTGGTGAGAAGATGCGCAGCTAGGATTTGCGCACTTTTCTGGATTAGTTCGTTTGCCCATTACTGGCCCGCTTTGTCAAGCCCAACACTAAAACCTCTGTCGTTCAAAAACTCTTGAATTTCTTGAACCGCGTGATCCACGGAATCTTCGTAGCCGTTATTATCAAAACAAATATCAGCATGACATGCCATTAGTTCCATTGAATCTTTGCCTTCCGGCGGCAAACGCTTAAGAGCGTCAACCCAAATAACATGATCAAATAGATAAGCCTTACAGCAAGCATTAAACTCGTCCCGCCTTCGCATCCCAACGTACATATCGTAACCACGCTCAAGCATGGTTCGAGCCGTTCGTGTTTTGTCAGGGGTATTGTAAGCGGAGATTAAATCTGCCCATGTTTTTCGATGATTGACTCTATCCGCAAACATTTCCTCAAAAGTGTGGTAGCGGTCGCGGCCCCACGTTGGCCAAATACATTCTTGTCCGACAAAAACTGAAGAAGAGGTAAACGCCAGGCCCATTTTGTCTCTTATTTTCTCAGCAAGGGTATCCTTGCCGTGACGTGCATGGCCGATAATGAGCAATTTAGGTTTGCGGCGCAAGGAATCCATGACTTTAGCCTTTGGATGGGGTGACGATTACATTGTTATTATACCTGCCAGTGACGGCATAAGAGCGTTTAGGTTCGGAATCCATCGTAGAAAACTTCATCTGCCCGATTTTGAGCCCTGGATAAATGCCTATCGGCCAAAGCTGGCGAACATTTAGAAGCTCAAGCGTTAAGCGCGAGCCATGCCAGCCGGGATCGCCAAATCCGGCAAAAAGGTGCTCCAGTCCACTCCTTGCGCGAGAAGATTTAAGGATAAATTGGCCTTCTAAGTCGTTAGGAATGTTAAAAAACTCTTCAGTTTCAGCCAGAAAGAATTGTCCTGGCACTATGAGGTAGGGATTTTCTTCTGTGTACTTAGCGATCGAAACTAGCACCATCTCTGGGCTTTCTGCTGATTCGATCATAATGTTGCTGCCCAAGCGCAAGTCAAGCGATGCCGGGTTGACCAGCGCAGGATCATACGGAGTGACCATGCCAGCCATGCAGCGTTCGTGGATCTGCCAGTCAGCGAGAGTGCCCATGATGCGTTGATTGTTGCAGCGTCATTCTATCACAGCCCCTTCCAGCGCCATAGTCCTAGTAAGAATTAAGTCGATCAGGAGAACGTCAACCAATACAAAGTCTTCGTCGTTTTGCGTTTCCCCGCAAAAAGCCAGCGCCAAAAGAATTTCCTTGTGTTCCGGTTCCTGCCAATAGTCCATAACATCCGCGCCGTCTGGGTGGCTGTTCGGGTCGTATTCGACAGCGCAACGGCGCAACTGTTTTGTTTCGGGAACGTAAATTGTTAGAAGCAGGCAGAAAAACGGAGTCATGCGCGGATCGTTTTGTTGCAGTGTCATTCTATCACGTTGCTTGCCGGCAAGGGATGAGGTATGATTGAGCCATGGAACGCCCCCGCGAGTTTACGATGGTCCGGCACAATGGCGAGATTGGCTGGAAACTGCCATACCCTTACAAACTGTTACCATCTTCTGCAACGGCTGGCGTTGTTGTCGTTGATCCGGCAGGGGTAACACGTCTTGTCGCTCGCAAGACGCTGACGCTGCGATGATTGTGCTATGATTGATGGGTAATTA